CCTTATTATTATCTGCGCATATTAGAAATATCTCGGGCAGAGTCATGATTGAATACCGGAACCGCATTTGATTTGTGCATGGTGGCCACGCCTAGCATTTCAGTGCCGGTATATTGTTGGGGCATCGTCTTTGCAGTAGATCCTTGAAACTTTCTGCGGAATTCTTCCGCAGATACGGTGCTGGGTTTAAGCCCCGGAGTTTCCAGAATTTCATAACGCAAACGCACGCGGGAGTTTTTCATATTACTTGGTTTTCCATCCCGGCAGGAAATCGTCAATAACTTCGGAATTATCTCCGATATACTGTGCCAGCAGTATAATCAAAACCACCGGAATACGTATGCAGATAATAAAAGGCAGTTTTACAAAATTCAAAACTGTGCGCCTGTCGCGCAGAATATTAAGTGATTCTACAAATTCTTTGCGAGTCATATTAGTTACCTTTCACCATAACCATCACAAGCACCAGCGGTGTGCTGGCCAGCAGAGATACTGAAATCATACTCCAGATCATATTACGTCAGCCTGAAAAATGCAACCAGGTTAGCACACAGAAACGCCACGGAATACACGCTAGTATCATCCTCTACAAATATACTCCAGAACGAACTGGCCAAAAAGCACAGGATGCCAGGCAGCACAAAACCCAGGGCACAAAACCACGCGCCAGCCACTGCCAAGAGTGAAGGAAAATTTTTCATGTTATCGGCGGTTAGCCTTTTGAGCTTCCCACACTGTGTTAGTCATTTGATGGCATCGCTGAGGCTCGACACCGATAGCGATCATAACACGCCGCCAGGGCTCGCCGTGGCCTTTTTCTTGAAAAAGATCCCAGGCCGCTTGATGGCAAACCTCATGCGGGATTGTGTCTTGCACAAAGTGAAACGGATGTTCTGTGAACAAACTTGTTGACAGATCAATTTTTCTCTGAGTGTAAAAGCTCCGGCCTGCGGTGGTCTTCAAACGTGAGTTAAGCAACACCGTGGGGCAGGGTTCTGTCAATCCAGGGTAAACCCTAGCCAGGTTCGCCCAGGTCGCGGCCACGGTTTTGTGAGCCAGTGCGAGAAGTGTTTTTTGATCCATGCGGTATTATCGCCTAGTGCCTGCCAGGTTGCCATAGGTGTAAACACCTAGAAAAAAGTTCTTGACCTGGCCCAAAATTATGTGATATAATTTTGGCGCCAAAAAGCCCTGCTCACAGCAGGGTCTTTTGGTTAGTCGCCCATCACATGGGTGGAGATTTCCGGGTTACTGTCTGCAATGTGATCGCGCAGCATGATAAACCTGGCCGATGCCTTTTCCATGCTCACATAGTATTCCTGGCAATACTTGCCCTGAACTTCGTTCCAGAATTCAATCATAAAAAACTTCATCATAATGTTTCCTTTGATTACCAATCAAAACGGGGATTAGGGTTATACCAATTTGCAGAATCTTCCTGCTCCAGGTCCAGTTCCACAAACACCCATGCGGTAGGCACTTCCAGCACACGCGCTATAGTTTCGGGTTCCATGCCTGATTCCAGCATTTCCTGAATCTGGGTGCTCAAATCAGAGAGCTTTGACATATTCATTCCTTGGTGAGTTGCAGAGTAACGAGATGATAGCACGCCGCTTGCAGGGTGTCCAGTGCTTTGCCGATTTCCCAACCGGTGGCACAGGGATCACTCAACCGATTAGCGTACACCAGGGCAGCATCGGCCGCAGCCATGCGCGCTTCCAGGGGCAGGTAGTTCAATTCCAGAGGCTTAATCATCACAGTCCTTTGTTGATCCGATGACGTAGTATAAAGCACAAAAACCAGCCGCGTCAAGTCCTACATTTTGTGTGGTCTTTCACCAGGTGAGCCAGAGCCTGCGCTGGTCCTGTGTCCTGTGTCCTGTGTCCTGTAGTGGCCTACGCTGGTCCTGTGCCCTGCCGTGGCCTACGCTGGTCCTGTGTCCTGCCGTGGCCTACGCTGGTCCTGTGCCCTGCCGTGGCCTACGCTGGTCCTGTGTCCTGTGTCCTGTGTCCTGTGTCCTGTGTCCTGCTATGGCCTACATTTTGTGGGGTCTTTTGCCAGGTGAGCCAGAACATGCTTTATACTACGTCATCGGATCAACAAACAAGGAACGCAGCATGTACGAAATTTCAGCCCAAATGATTGACGACACCTGCTGCCAGGTGCGGGTTACCGCGTCGAATTCCATGTACGTGGAAGTGGGCGACGTGTGGAACATGCAGGAACTGGACCAGTTCTGTGAACGTGAGATGATCGACCTGGTGATTTTCTAAAAAGGAATCGAACATGTACGCTCACATTTACGGCACCGCCAAAACCGGCTGGAATCTGTACCGCACCGATAGCCCTGTGTTGGGCAACGCGCCCGTGCTGTTCACCTTTCAATACAAAAAGACTGCCATAGCATGTGCCCAGCAGATGGGCCTGATCCCCTGGAATTACTGAAATAAATTTCAGATCCGGTGCGCCAACCCGCACCGGATGGTTTATACTCTGTTCACACCAACACAGGAACGCACCATGCCTGACCTTACCACCGCTCAGTTTCAAGCCATCACCACGCGCTTTGGCAGCAACATCGACGTTTACCCGGCCAATCGATGCTGGGGTGTTGTGTGTGGGCGTGTTAGTTATTACGTGTTCTTTGAAGGTGATCACATCGTGCGTGTGATTATTGATTGAATGCCATAGGGGGAAACCCCTATGGTTGCCCTTCACACTTTCAGCGAGAATTACAGCATGTCACAGCAAACACAGCAACAATACCGCGCCAGGCAAGCCCAGGCTATCGCACTTTTTCGCGCCTACGCTGCGCAGCGCGTTGCGCAAAGTGCGCAATAGGTAGAAGTCCTAGTAGGGTTGACCCTACTAGGACTTACCCTACCAGGGGCGGTTCCGAGACTAGGGGTTTACCCTAAGGTCTGGGGCCCACCAACACGGCCAACTTCAAAAATTTTTCACAAAACTTTTGGGTGCCCAGCACTGCACAAACCACCACAACCACCGCACAACCCCACAAATTTTTTCACTTGCCACACACTCACCCACATGTTATAATTGCCCTAACCCCACAAAATTTACACCACTATGAAAAACCTACCAAGTCAACACCCTGCGGAAGTGCTTGAGATCAGTCCCGAAGCATTGGAAATCGCCAACTGTTATCTTGTAAAACAATCTGCACAAGAAGTCGCGGATGAACTCTCAGTGTCCACTGAATTAGTCACAAACATCTTGGCACGCAGAGAGGTCAAAGCTTACATCGATCAGGTGTTTTTCGACACAGGCTTCAACAATCGTTTCCGCATGCGTGATGCCATGGACGCCATCATTCAAAAGAAGTTTCAAGAATTGGACGAAGCCGATGTGGGCTCCAGCAAAGATATCTTGGAGATTTTAGCCTTGTCACACAAAATGACCATGGAAACCTTAGACCGGCAGATTCAGCTGGAGAAGCTGAAGGGATCGAATTTACGCACTCAAACCAACATTCAAATCAACGAAACTGGTGGATCGAATTACCACCAACTCATTGAACGTTTGGTCAAGTCCAATGCTTAAAGTTTCACGCACAGACATTTCAGCAGAGCTGATCACAGACTATCCAGCAGACCAACGATTCATCAAGCTGCCTATTGCAGGATACTTGAAGCTTTTAAACTTCAACGGTCAGAACGTCTATGATGAGCTCAATCGTCCGCAAATTGCTTTAATCAATGCAGCCAACTCACCTCAGTACCGTTTCATCTGCGCTGCACTGAGCCGACGGTTGGGCAAAACATTCATCGCCAACGTAATCGGACAGCTGGTTACCTTGATTCCAGGGTCGAATGTCCTGATCATGTCGCCGAACTACAACCTGAGTTCGATTTCATTTGAGCTGCAGAGGAGATTTATAAAGCACTTTGACTTGGAGGTTGCAAAGGATAACTTGAAAGACAAAGTGATTGAGCTGGAGAATGGGTCCACCATCAGAATGGGGTCAATCTCAACTGTGGATTCATGCGTGGGCCGAAGCTACGACTTGATTATATTCGACGAAGCTGCCCTAGGTAGCGACGCGGAAAATGCTTTCAACGTATCGCTACGTCCTACCTTAGACCGTCCCGGCTCAAAAGCCATTTTCATTTCAACGCCTCGCGGCAAAAACAACTGGTTTTCAAAGTTCTTTCAGCGTGGTTTTTCAGCAGACTATCCCGAGTGGATTTCTTTGCATGCAGATTATACGGAGAATACACGCATGCAAGAGTCGGATGTATTAGAAGCTCGGCGTGCAATGTCGCCTGCAGAATTCGACCAAGAGTACATGGCCTCATTCAACACCTTTGAAGGTCAGATCTTTCAGTTCCAAGAAACTTCAGTGCAAGAGTTCACGCACCACGACGGTTGCGAGTACTTTGCGGGACTAGACCCAGGCTACCGTGATCCCACTGCATTTTGTGTGCTGGCGTATTCTCCCCTGGAAGACGTGTTCTGGGTAGTAGATGAATATCAAGACGCACAGGCTGTGACTGCAAAGCACGCAGAGAAGTTATCAGAGTTTGTGCAGAAGTACGGCTTAGAAACCATCTTCATTGACTCTGCTGCAGCACAGTTTGCAGCTGACTTGGCGTATACTTATGACATTGCTACTATACGGGCCAAAAAGGACCGGTTGCCAGGCATTGCCTATGTGCAGACCTTGGTAGCTCAAAACCGTTTGCGTGTAGCTCCCCACTGTGCGACCACCCTGCAAATGTTGGACCAGTACAAATGGGACGACCGTGAAACGCTCACTCAAGAAAAACCCAAACACGACGAGCATTCGCACATGGCAGATGCACTCAGATACGCACTGTACACCTACACCTTGTAAAAGTTTAGGTGTGTTTGGGCTTTGTGGTTGGAAAAATTTTCAGGTTGACGTAGGCTTGCCTAGGTGCTATAATAAGAAAGTTTAAAAATTCGGTGTAAAAATGGCAAAGAACACAGGTAATAATCGTATTCCGGTAAAGTGGGTACGAGACAGGGCAAAGTCAGCTTATGACAAAAAAGACTTTTGCTACATCTGTGGTACGCATGAAGACCTAGAATTACACCACACCCACTCCATTACTCTGCTGCTGAACAACTGGGCTCAGGAAATGCACTATGACATTTCCACGGACGCCGGGATCTTAGCTGTACGAGATGAATTTATCGAACAACACCGCAAAGAAATCTACGATGATGTGTTTACACTGTGTAACCCTCATCACGTAGCTTTACACAGTGTGTACGGTAAAGCTCCAGCTCTTTCAACTGCAGCAAAGCAAGGTACATGGATTGAAAAACAGCGCGCAAAAGCTCTAGGTGAACCACAGGAGAAAAAGCCTGGGACGAGCTTGAGTTCCTTTGCACGATTCTACAAAGGAAAACCATGACCTGGTACGATCCCAGAACTTGGTTCACACCGTCTGAAAAGCTAAATCCTGCTCAAGAAGTTATCGCACGCCAAGAAGGAACTTTTATTGGTTCCGGCTATCAAATAACTTATGCACAGGCTTTTGACAATTTAGAGTGTGTGAACCGCGGTGTTAACATGATTGTTAGTGCCTGCAGTAGCTTAGACTACGACGTAAAAGACAAGAAAATTGACGGAGTGGTACAAGGTGTACGACAAAAGCAGTTAAATAACTTGCTTAATTTTACAGCCAACCCCTATCAAAGTGCTCAAGACTTCCGAAACAACATATTCACAGACTTCTTACTAGAAGGCAACATATTCTTGTACTGGGACGGTGTGCATTTATACCATCTACCAGCATCACGGATAACAATTGAAACAGACCCAAAAACCTTTGTAAGCGGCTATCGCTACATGGGTCAGATAATGTTCAAGCCTGATGAAGTTTTACACATAAAAGACTTGAATTCTCAAAGCATTTACCGAGGCATCAGCAGATTGCAAAGTGCAGATCGCAACATCAAGATCATGTACAAAATGCAAACATTCCAAGAACAGTTCTTTGAAAATGGTGCTGTTACAGGTTTGATCTTAACCTCAGAAAATACACTGAGTCAAGTTGCAAAAGACAAAACAATTCAAAACTGGCAAACTCGTTACAGTCCTAAAAATGGTGCACGCAAGCCCATGATTTTAGACTCGGGGTTGAAGCCGTTTTCAAACATGACGCAGTCGTTTTCTGAAATGGATTTTGACAACTCCATTAAAACACACGATGCAAAGATTTTAAAGGCTTTAGGTGTGCCGCCTATTTTATTAGACGGCGGCAACAATGCCAATATTAATCCTAACCTGCGTTTGTTTTACTTAGAAACAGTAATGCCAATTGCCGTAAAGTTTACTTCAGCAGTTGAACGCTATTTTGGCTATGACATTCAGCCTATTACAGCAAATGTCAGTGCCTTGCAACCAGACTTAAAAGACATTGCATCGTATCACACAACTTTAGTAAACGGTGGTATTTTATCACCAAACGAAGCGCGTGTTGAACTACGATACGACCCAAAACCCGGAGCCGATGACTTGAGAATTCCAGCTAATATTGCTGGGTCTGCAGTAGATCCAGGTGTAGGGGGTGCGCCCAAGAAACCCCCAGCAGCTGATCAAGCTGCGTGAAAGGAAAATTATGGATAAAACAAAAGTACTATACTTAAATAGTGCTTTTTCCATAAAAGATACAAAAGATGCTTTACCCTCAGCCACAGATGTGATTGATTCAATCTTCATTGAAGGCTATGCTAGTACAAACGACGTAGACCGCGCAGGCGACGTGGTGAGTACTCAAGTATGGGAAAAAGGAATTCAAAACTATCTTAAGAACCCTATTATTCTGGCTCAGCATGACCATGACGATCCTGTTGGACGCATGGTTGACTACAGAGTAGACTCAAAGGGCTTATGGATTAAAGCAAGAGTATCAGCAGCCGCTGAAATTTTTAATTTAGTAAAAGACAAAGTATTAACAGCGTTCAGTATCGGATTCCGAGTAATTGACGCTGAGTATAATGCTGCAAGCGAAATATTTATGGTAAAAGAGCTGGAACTAGTCGAGATTTCGATTGTGTCGGTCCCTTGCAACCAAAATACAATTTTTAGTTTGGCCAAGGCGTTTTCACATGCCGAGGAATACAACGAGTTTAAGAAGCAATTTGCAGTTGCAGGTAATGTAGCTAAAGGGCTAGAAACCAACACAACGGCAAACAGCACAACATCAAAGGAATGGAACATGAATCCAGAAGAAATCAAGCAAATGCTAGCTGACGCCGCAAAGAGTGCTGCTGAGCAAGCAACCAAGTCACTACTAGCTGCACAAGCCGAGCAAGCTGCTCAAGCCGAAGCAGAAGCCAAGGCTCAAGAAGAATTTGACGCCAAGGTAAAGGCCGCTGTTGCTGCCTCAGTAAAGACTGTGGATACCGGTGCAGAGCGTCTACTAGCTGAAGTTACTCAGCGTCTAGAGGCCCAAAGCCAAGAATCAAAGTCAGCCCTAGCTGGTCTAGAAGCTGTTCTGAAGGAAAAGGCTGACGAACTTGCCAAGCTACAAGCTTCAAAGATGAGCTTCGGCGACAACAA